CGCTACATACTGGCCGTTCTGGTTCACCTGCATCTTCACCGCCCACATGGTGGACAGCTTGCCGTCGGTGTCTGCCTGGGCCTTGGCTGTGATCTGGATCGCAGCCTTGTTCTTCCATTCGCTGAGAGCACTCGCAAGGTCACCCTCGTCCGTCCCATCGCGCCCGCCGCCGGCTATGGCTTCGAGCGTGGTGGAATGCGAGGCGATCGCCGTGTTCGTGTCGACTAGCGACTGGCTGACGGTTTGCACTGCCGCCGAGTTGTCATCGACTTCGCCTTTCAGTTGATCAATGCGCTCCGCTGTTACCACCTGATCGGTGGCCACTACCCGTTCAAGCGTAGTAATACTGGCTCTGTTCTGGCCAATCGCTGCGTCAAGCGCGGTGGTGCGCTCCACCATGGCCTGATTATCGGAGGCCTGCACCTTGACCTGCTGGGCGAATTTCGCAGCCGCATCCCAGTTTTGCAGCGCGCCCGATAGGTCACCCTCCCCATCATCCTCGCGCCAGCTTGCCTGGAGCGATTGCAGGGCCGAAGCCTGAGCCGTGACCTTACCGTCCACGGTTTCGATTGACGCCTTGTTCTGCTGGATCTGGAGCGCCATGGCCTGGGTTGTTTCGGCAATGGTGCCCATGTTGAACCAGAACTCTGCGGCGGGCGGCGGGGTTTCCACCGGAACCGCTTTGATCGCCTGGTACAGGTACTGGCCCTGTCGAACGATCTGCCCGACGGTGTATGGCTTGGCCGGATCGTAGGCCAGGGCGTCCGTTACCTGGTCAATCAGGTCTTCCAGTTCCTGCTTCGCCTGCTCCAACCTGTCATTGACCGAGCCAGGGCCGGAGCCAGAGATCAGGTCGATCTGGTCCATGATCTCCTTCGCAAGCTCGGTATCGCCAATCTGACCGGCGATCAGATCAAGGATCGGACCAGCCTGCGAGCTGGCCTGCCCAATCACGCCATTCACAACCGGGTAGAACGGCCCGATGTTGCCTGTGCGATCCACCAGGCGCGCCCAGAAAAACAACGTGGCGCCCGCCAGCAGTTGCTGCATGCGGTAATCGGCCTGCGGATAGGCCAGGTCGGCTAGCTTGGTAGCTACCGTAAGATCATTCGCAGGGCCGTACCACAGCTCGGTACGCTGGGTGTCTTCGGCGCCAGCAGGAAAGCCCCACTTGATGCCGATGCCGAACAGTTCGCTGGTGGTGGTTAGGAACGCCACCGCCGGCGGCAGGCCGACCTTCCCTTCCAGGTTGGTCAGTGCCGACGTGGTCGGGATCGAGGACACATTGAGCGCGCTCACCGCCCGCACCCTGGCCATGTATTGGCCGGAGTAAATACCGCGCACATCGACCATCTGATCGGCGGTGCGCGGCACAGTGACCCATTCGCGCGCCCCCCACTTCCATTCAACGTCGTAAGCCACAGCGTTCGGTGCCGCGTCCCACGCGATGGACATGACGGTGACCGCAATACCCTGCTCGATGACAACGTGCTGGCTGAGCATCACCCGGGCCGGAGCGTCCTGACTGCCCGCGGGAATGCCGGTGATTGGCCGAGGGTCTACCACGGCCCCGTTGTCGATTGCTTCAAACTTGCTCGGGTCGTGCTGAATAACTTCAAACTGGAACTGGTGCCACTCCGGCCGCGTGACGTTGCGGACGTAGAACTGCATCAGCTTCAGGTCTTCGTAGTCCAATATCCAGCCACACTCGGCCTGGGGCTGCTCGCTGAAATCGGCCATCACGGTGACGTCGCGCCCAGCAACCGACTTCACCACCCGCCCTTCGGACTTGCCGCTGGGCAGGTTGACCATCAGGCGCGCGCCGACCGGCACCACGGTATCGCGATCGAGCGTAACCACACGTCCGGCGGCCGCAGCGATCCGGCCGCCGTTGTTCCGTCCAACCAGCATCGGGTCGGCCACGGCGATCACCTGACCAGGCTTTGGAATATCACCGTCGAGCCCGACCCGAAACACACCGCCCTGGGTCTGCAGCTTTTCGGTCAGCGCCGCCCACTGCCCGGCGCGCTGCGCCTGACCCAGGGATGTGCAGGCGATGGCGTCGATGGTGGTGTCGCGCACGATTCCGCCAAGCTCGACCATGGCCTCATCATCAAACACCGGCTCCTTGTCGGTTTCAAAACCCTGGTCCGGATTATCCCAGGACACCATGTAGAGCGTGTGCCGATCGCGCGCGCGGGTGCCTTCGTACTTGATAGCGCCATTGTTCAGGATCTGCGTCTGGTTGTACGTGTACACCGGATCGCCTGGCATATCGGCATTGACCACGATCTGGCTGCCGTCCCAGTAGGCCAGGCCATGGAATATTGACGCCAGGTCCTGAAGCACGGCGTAGGCTTCGGCCTGCTTCTGGAAATAGAGGTTGCAGGTGAAGCGCGGCTCCATGCCCCCCTTCCCATCCGGCACCATCTGGTCGCAGTACTGCGCGATGCGATAGAGCGACCAGCGATCAACCATTGTCGCGTCGATCCGGTCGCCGAGCCCGTAGTACGGGTGCAGCACCAGGTCGTAGAAGATCCAAGCCGGGTTGTTGGTGTAGGCCTCCTTGAAGGTGCCGTCCCAAATACCGTTGCTTGTGCCGGTGCCCGACGTTGCGTAGGTGCGGGTTGTCGCGTCGTAGTTGCTGGGCACACGAATAATGCGACCACGCATGAGGACGGCGATCTTGGCGATATCGCCGCCGAAAGTCTGGGCGTCGTACTCAAGACAGCTGACGGCGGTGAGCGGGTATTCCTGATCGCTGTCGACCACCTCGGCAATTGCCTTGACGATCATCTGATCGACGACCAGGTCGGAGTTTGCATTTGGGGTCAGGCGACGGACGCGAATAGTCCAGCGGTTTCCGGCGGGCAACTCCAGGCGGTGCGCTCGCTCGTACTCCGTGATGTTCTTGCGATCTACGGCCGATACCAGCACTTCAACGTAGGGGCCGTTATCGGTGGATATGTCCACGGCATAATCGATACGCACTCCATTGATATTGCCGGCGGCGTCCTGACTGCGAAGCGTTGGCCAACTCAGGCGGATGCGCGCGGCATCGCTCATCGAGTTGGTGATGGTGTACAGCCATGGCGTTCCGTGGATCAACTCCTTCTTGACGTCGATCTCGTTACTGGATTCCTGTATTCCCTCCAGGCGCTCCTGATTCAGCTCGCCAGAACGGAACTGCCACTTCACACTGGGATAGTTGATCGTGCCGTCAGCGGCCTTCACGGGTGTTCCGTTGAGCTTGACTGAGCGCAAGTCGTCGACCGGACCAACAATAGGACCCCAGCTCCACAGGTAGGTGATTCGCGCGGTGGAGATCGACGGCACGCTATTGGAGGCGATACTCGGCTGCTTCTGCTTGGCCTGTCCGCCCTTTCCGCCAATTACGGCCCGGCGCTTACGAGGTGCTGCGCGGCGCGCCTTCTTTGCTACTGCGCTCATGCGCCCTCCAGAATGCAAAAACCCGCCGAAGCGGGTTGGTTGTGGTAACTGAATCAGATGTTGTCTTGGGTGTAGATCCCGCCAGACTCGACCGCGCCGCCGATCTCGCGCTCGCCGTAAAGCAGTGGGTATGGGTTGCCCTGGGCAATAGTCGTAACCGCCCCGCCGAAGCCGTAGCTCGGGTTGTTGCCGTCATCGTTCTGGCCATCGGCAGTGGCCTTGGTGGTGGGCGACAGCATTTGAACAACGCCGCCCAGGCCGACAGCGGCGCCGGCGGCGAGAAGGCCCATCCCCAGAGTTGAGGTGGTGCCGCCAGTAAATAGGCCGGCCACGATCAGCACCACGCCGAGCAGCGTCTGAAACATGCCCGCCTGTTTGCTGCCCTGGATAATCGGCTGAATGCGGATTTCGCCCTCACCTCGGCCCACAAGGTCAAGCTCCTGCTCGCCCAGATTGCGCTCATCGACGAACACGGCGAACACAAGGCCGCGCTCTTCGGCGGTGCGCAGGTACTTCTCGAAGCCCGGCTTCATCATGCACAGCGCCGCCATGGCATCACGGAAGCTGTGAACGTCCAGGGTGTACTGCTTGCCAAACTTCTTGCCCAGCACGCCGCCGAGCTTGATGGTACGCATGGTCATGGGCGGTAGTCCTTGTGTCGGAGGATCAATTTCACGCGGTTCGCCATCGACCAACCGTAGATTTCACGGACAGCCAGGCGGCCAGGCATGTGGTGGTAAATGAACGGGCCGGAGCCACCAAGTTTCGGCGCCGATTCGCTGATCAGCGACGGTTCATCGCCAAGGTAAATCACTGCGTGATTCGGGAAATAGCACTCCCGGCCTGGCGTGGGGATCTGCAACACCAGCATGTCGCCGCGGCGCGCCTCGTTGACCTGGTAGAAACCAGTCGCCGCGAAGTTGTCCTCGTAGAGGCTTGGGCCATCCTTATCCTCCCACCACAGGTCGGAGCGTTCGAAGTTTGGCAACTCCAGGCCCGCCTCGCGCGCGTACCAGTCGCGGCAGGCCGCCCAACAGTCAAGCAGCCCATGAGAGAAGTCCCGACCCAGCAGCGGCGCCTGGAAGCCCGAAGGCTTGAACCACTCGAAGTCACCGCCGGGCCAGCCGACAATGCCCCAGGGCAATTCGTGCAACTCGCAACTGACACGGTCGGCCATGCTCGGCGCCGGCGCCTTGTCCGGGTGGCTATGGATGATCGCCAGAACCTCGCCCCGATCTTCCGCTCGGGCCATGTCCTTATGGTCGATCTGGAAATGTTCGCGCGGCGTGGTGGCCAAGTTTACGCAAGGCACGTACTCACGGCCGGCGGCGGACTTGATGACCACCCCGCAAGCCTCGGCCGGATAGTTCCGCTCGGCGTGCGCGCGGATCTCATCCTGTAATTTTTGGTTGATTCGCATGGCTACCTCGAACTTGCAATAAGGCTTGCGCCCATGGACCCACCGAAGCGCCGCGTGTTGCCGCGAAGTTTGCAGCTGCTCCACCAACCGCCGCAGCGATCGAGGGCGGGGTTATCCGTGGGCTGGTTCTTTTTGTCGAACATCGCGGTGCCGGTGTAGGCGCAGGCCTCTTGGCGGTAGCCACCCCGGCAGGCCCAGCGGCAGAGCTTGGTGATCTGCTGGGAGGGCAGCATCTGCCCTTCCATATCCGTGGGGCTGGACAGCGAGAACGTGACCGAGATGCTGGGCAGCGCCTCAGTCTTCTGCTCGATAAACCAGAGGTTCGTTTTCGATTGGTCGCTGGCTTCCGGGTTGCCGTCGGGGAAGTTGGCCGCGTCCAGGAAGTGGCGGAACGTCTCGATCACCTTGACCCGGGCGCCGGCCAGGTCGCGGAACTGAAAACACAGAGCAGTAATCGCGCCGCGCACGCCGCCGAGCTCGTCATCCACCTGCAGCGTTGGTGTGGCCGGGCGCCCATCACCGCGGATGTCGAAGCCCTTGGCCTCGATCTGGAGCGGCGAGTAGAGCTGCCCCTGCCAGATGATGTCGCCCTCATGGGCATGGCCGTGGAACCGCCAGAGCATGCCGCCCAGGCGCGTAGCGTCCAACTCGTAAAGCCTGATCTGGTTGCCCGGCTCGAGCTTTTGAATATCGGCGTTGTAATTCATGGGGCCTCAGAAACAAGAAACCCCGCACTTGGCGGGGTCTGGTGAGGGTTAAGGTCGTGGGTTGAACACCTGCTTAACGGTGAAGGTGACAGTGTAGATTTCCTCGCCGAGCGCTTTTTTCTTGTACCCGTTGGTCCGGTACCAGCCTTCCGGCTCACCTGGCGGGGCAAAGCGGAAAGCCTTGTAGCCTTCATGCCGATCCAAGAAGGCGATCAGCTCGGGAAGCTCCTCTCCCGGCAGATCCTCACCGGTATGCACCAAGTTCCAGACTTGGCTTTTGGTATTGATGCCAATTCCCCCAGCCTGGACCAGCCCGTCGCCAAACTCATTTTCCCAAGTGCGCTGGCTGACATCACCATCGGCGCCGACCTCAACATCAAAAGTAAATGTCTCAGCCATCAACGCCTCCACAGCCGGCCACCCTGGCCCATTTCACGATCAAGAAATTTACCGAACTGCGTCTCCAGCCCGGCCGACATCGCCTGTCCCTGGCGTGCTGCATCCTGGTCTGTCATGCCGGGCTGGGCCTGCACGGTGATTGGTGCGTTGAAGACAATCTGTGTGGGTCCACTCGGTGCCAACTGGGTGCCGGCGCCAACCATTGCCGCGCGCCCATCGCCACCTGACTCCAGGCTACCAACACCTATCTGGGCTTGGGGCTGCGAACCGCTCAGGCCGTTGTCGATCCTCGACAGCATTGCATCCAGCTTCGCGCTGGTTTGAGCGGTGGTAACCCGCTCGCCCTTTTGCAGAAACCAACTGCCATCTTCAGGAACCGAATCGATACCGTCGTGCGCCATACCCGCTAGCGCGGTCATACCCACCGCCGATGCCAGGGGGCCGGTGACGGTCAGCGCCGCGGGCATTGCCGCCGGCGCGGCTGCTGGCCCAATGATCGGAATTGCCGCAGTCGAGGCGTAAGCGTTCAGGCCAGCCTGCAAGGACATCGCCTGAGCATTGGTACCCAAAGTGGTGGCGGCGCCAGCCTGAGTTGTTTTGCCCACCAGCAACTGCACGCCCTGGTAGATCAGCCACTGCGCCGCCATATCACCCAAAGCCTTGAGCATCGACTTGGCGAAGTTTCCGACCATGTCGCCCAGGGCGTCATCGGCATCCTCCGCTCCGCTGGCCACGTCCGAGAAGAAAGTGCCAAGCCCACCGGTTGCCTCGCTCAATGCGGTATTGGTGATGTCCGTTGCCTGGGCTGAATAGTCCCGCGCCGCGTCTGCGTAATTGGCCCAAGCCTCGTTGACGCCATTCATCCAGTTGGCTTGCTGCTCATCCGTCGCAGCGTAGAAATTCTCCTGCGCCAGCAGACGCTTGTTCAGCTCATCCTGCAGGACCTGGGTCTCATTGGCATAAAGCTCCGGCGTGATCTGCCCGGTGTTGCGCTGCTCGTTGAGGCTAGCAACGTCAGCCGCATACTTCTGCCGCATAGCCAGATCAGCGCGCATCCTGTCCCGGGCCTTGTCGCCCATACCGACGCCAGCCAATTCCTGGTCGAAGCCGTCCTTCGTAGTTTGGGTAGTCAGCGCTTGGGCATTCTTGAACGCCGTGAGCTTCAGGTCGTCCTCATTGGCCTTCTTCAGCTTGTTCAGCGCATCCAGCTCGGCAGCCATGCCCTGGAGCTTTTTCTTTTGCGCCTCGCTCAGCTTTCCGAGCTTGCCCTCCTGGAGTTCGAAGGACAGCTTCATCACCTCCGTGGCTTCGTTCTGCTTGTTGCCGGTGGTGTTGATCAGCTCGATCTGGCGCTTGTAGCCCTCCTCCGCGGTGTCGAAGGACTTGAGCTGTTGCTTGGCAGCAGAGTTCGATTCGGTGGTGTTCTTCCTCAAGGCCTTGGCGGCGGCATCATCCTTGGCTTTCTGTGCATCCTTAGCGGCTGCCGCCGAGCGAATCGCAACGACCATGTCATTGGTCAGGTCAGTGTTCTCCGCAATGAAGCGGTTAGCTGCCTCGAGGCTAGTTTTGTCTTGGGCGGCGCCGAGCTGCTTCTGAAGCTGCTCCAAGTACTTCTGTCCAACCTGCGCGGCAGCGGCCTTCGCGGCATTGTTCTCGCCCTGAGCGCGGGTGTTCGAATCGGTTTCGCCGGTGAGCAGCGCTAGAGTTTCTCGCTGCTTGTCGAGAACATCTGTCAATCCGGAGACTTTGATTTGTCCGTTTTCAATGGCCTGGGCCATCTCTTCGGTAACACCTGGGATCAGGCGAAGTTGGTCAGCGAGCGCCTTCCAGTCTACCGCCTGCCCTTTTGAAGCATCCGCAACAGCCTTATTCATCAGGTCCATTGCCGACTGCAACTCTGTCGACAGCGGCGCGATGCCAGCCATGAAGCCGGAAGATCCAGCCAGACCAGCATTAGTCATACTGCTTTGGAACTCAAAGGCGATTGTGCCAGCGGCACCAGACAGCTCCTCCTGAGTGTCTGCGATTGAAGCCCTGAGCTCTCTCAGGGTTACGGACTGAGTCGCACGATTTAGCTTATTGAATTTCTCCGCGAGCTTATCCAGCGGGTCACTGAGGTCGCCAAGCTTCTCTTCGAGAACGCTGGTGTTATCGTGCAACGTTAGGAAAGCGGTAGCTGCGCCGATCGCCAAGGCAGCGACACCCACGGGGCCGCCAAGCATTCCGACCAGACCAACCCCTGCACGACTAACGCCAACCTGAGCAGCCGCAACAGCATTCGTGGCGCGTGTCTCGACCAGCCGGGCCTCAGCAAGCTGGAGCGACATCTGGGTTTGAACTGCCGTTCCTCGCGCGGCTATCGCTTCTTTCTCGGCCAGAAAGACTGATGTCTGGGCCTTCTGCTGCTCAGCTTGAGCGACCAGTAACACGGCCGTGGCCTGAGCCTTCCTTGCGGCAACATCCTTGAAGGCCGAATAGGTAGCAGTAGCTGCCGATGTCGCCGCAAGAGCGCCGTATCGCGCAAGCGCTGCAGAAGCGGCAATGATCGAAACATTAGCGATAGTCTCGAAATCATCCCCGACCAAGCTGATGGCCTTGCCAAGCGTACCGGTGAAATCTGTGGCTTCGTTCAGGCGCCCAACATAGACGCTGAATGAATTGGACAGGTTTTGCACTGCATCCCTTACCGCGATGCTCATCGCATCCGCCAACTCGCCGTTCGCCTTCGATGCCTTCTGAAGTCCAGAAGTAAGGATATCGAGGCCGAGCTTTCCCTGCGCACCCAGGCTGCGGATCTCTTCAGCGCTTTTTCCGGTGGACTTTGCAAGGGTGTCAACGATCGTTGGCATAGCCGCGAGAATCGATTGCCATCCGTCTGCCTCGACCTTACCGGTCTGAAGCGCCTTCGAATACGCATCGATGGCCGAACTGGCTTTATCAGCGGAGGCAGAGTTTGTCACCAGCAGGAAGCTGAAACTGTCCATTACATCCAGCGCCTGGCTGGTGTTGTAACCCATGGACTTCAGGCTGTCAGAGGTACGGATGTAGAGCTCTTGAGCTTCGGCCAATGGGCGATATGTGCGTTTAGCAGTGTCGAGGAGGCGCTGTTGCACCAAGTCGTATTCGCCAACACTAACCGTTGCCATGCCGATGCGGTCAGACATCTGGCCGTATGAGTCGGCCGTCTCAATTATTTTACCAATGCCGGCGGCGCCAATAGCCGCACCGAGGGCGCTCTTTATCAGTCCGGATGCATGCTGAGCACGCTCACCCGTGCGATCAAAGGCGGCATCAATACGCCCCAGGCTCTTATCAATCTTCCCGGATATCTGGCCGACACTGGAATCGGCGCGCGCCATCTCTTGACGCAACTGGGCCGTGGTCGCCTCGATGCGGACGAGCATCCCCTGTACGTCGGTGTCAGCCATGCATTTTCTCCAGGCGAAAAAAAACCCGCCAAGCGGGTCTCTTTTTTAGTAACTCGTCGGGGTTAATCGGAACCCCGAATGGTTTGTGTAGATGCGCCTTTTGGCGACCTGACCAGCAGCGACAACAACTTCTGACTCCAGCAGACCCGCCCCTCCACAAGGAGCCGCTGCGGCTATTCCAAGGACGTGTGACCCAGCCTTAATGCCGAATGCAGCGGTTTCGCCCGAACCAAACTCCGCAGCGAAGGTTCCATCTATGTAGAGCTTATAATTGCAGGCCGCCCCCAAAATTCCTGTATCTCTCGTAACAACAAGCGTTGACTCCTGCTTGCTGGTGAAAGCGTGCAAACGGCTCGAAGGAACCTTCGATGCCTCGCCGGATGGAATTGGAGACGTGGAGCACCCCGAAACAGCTAACAACGCCAACGCCACTGCAATGTATTTCATGTCGGTCCCTCGCTCAGATGTGGCGGAACTTTATCACTACCAAGCTTAAAAGCGCATGAGACTCCTGCACGCGATGCTTCGCACGCTATCTCGCCTGCTTGCCCGTGAGAGCCTGGCGCAGCTTATCCGCCACAGTCGACGGCGAAGGCTTGTCGGCCTTGGTCTTCGTCTTGCCGGCGCCAAAAGGATTGGTCATCTGCGCCCATTCAATCTTGGCATCCATGGCCAGGAACAGTTCGGGCATCGGCGTGGACCAGGCCAGGTCAGGCGGCCAGCCCAGCCAGCCGGTGGCCACCGCGTAGAGCCGGTCGACGTAGCTGCCGTTCTCGACAGCACTTACGCCGCCGCCGGCTTTTACTTTCCCGCATCAGGGCCCTTTGGGTTGTACAGCGCGACCAGGTAGGCGTTGAGCTGCACGGACACATCCAGTACTCCAGCCTGCCAAACCTGCTCAGCGACAGCCTCGGCGGCCTTTCCTTTCAAGCCCGCGCCGCCAGCGATGATCACAGCGCAACCGTCGATACTCAGCGCATTGATGGCCTGTGATGCCCCACGCAGACCACCGAAGTGCGCCTCGATGGCGCGCACGGCGCCGAGCGTCGGCATGAGGGTATAGACCTCGTCGCCGAGCTTGATCTCGACGGTACCGTGAAGAGTCTTGCTCATGTGTCGAACCCTTGAGGAGCGGGGCCGAAGCCCCGATGGTTATGCCGCGGCAGCCGGGAGAATTTCCAGGATGTCGGAGTTGATGCCGATCGTGACGTTGCGGCGGACCACGTTGTCAGCAGCGCCGGCGGCGACGGTGTTGTTCATCACCTTGCCACGCAGGTAGAAGGTGGTCGGAAGAATCGCCGTGGCGGCATCAGGGTCGCCATCGTTCAGCGTGATCTTGATGTTGTAGTCGCCCTTGCTGCGATCCTTGTGAGCGATCTTCAGCTTGGCCTGGCCCACGTCGCCGTTATCCAGGCCGACGGCCAGGGTCAGGTCGCCGGCATCAGCAGTGCCCTTGTACTTGCGCACGCGGCCATCGCGCAGCGAAGTGAAGGTCACCGAACTGAAGGTGTCGCCGAACTCGCCCAGGTCTTCCACTTCGCCGATCTCGACGTAGGTGTCTGCCTTGTAGAGCGCTTCGGTATCCGCGCCGTTCTTGCTGCCGATGCTGATCCGGCAGCCGGCGGCTGTATTGAGGTTGTCGTCGGCCATGGGGGTTCCTCCAAAGGCACATTGGATAAAGCCGCGGGGCGGCCGGTGTTGGGTTTAGTGGGTGGTGATAATGCGGACCGTGATCGATCCCTGATACGTGACGCCGTCAGCATCGCGCTGGGCGTCGGCTTGCTCAACACGGACAGATACAGCGCGCCCGACGGTCAACGGCAGGCGGCGCTCATCCAGAGCGGCCACAACTTCACCGGTTATCCGTTTCACCTCGGCCTGGCCGTGGGCATCCGACCATACGGACAGGTAAACCAGACGCTGTTCGCGCTTCCTGCCCGCGATGGGCGAGGCGTTGGTGGATATTTCCCGGTCAATCGAGACGTATGGCATGGGCGAATCCATGGGGGCGCCGTCGTAGACAGGGCATGACACCTCGGCCTCCAGCCTGGCGAACAGCGCCTCCTGCAACGCAACAGACGGATCAGCCATTGGAAAGCCCCTTACTCGCCTTGCTCAGCGTTCGACCGATCGCAGCCCGAATGTTGGCCACGACATACTCCCGGTTCACGTCCTTCGAAGGACGAAGCCAGGGGTGCGCCGGGCGGGCCGGAATGTCTGGATACTTGCCAAAGAAGTTGGTGCCGTCAGCCTTGTTCGTGGGGCGGCGCGTGCGGCCCCCGGCGCGCTTGTTTCCGGTGTAGCCCTTGGTACCGTATTCGATGAAGCGCAGGTAGAAGAACCGTTGCTTGTTCTTCTTCCCGCGGATACCGATCTGTGCGTCGAGGCCGCTTTGCGAAACGAAAATCGTAAGCGCAGCAGCGGCGGCACCAGTGTCTTTCGGGATCAAATCCTTCATCGTCGAAAAAATCCGCTCAGCGCTGTCGCGCATTACCGGGGCCAGTTCGTTATCCATGGATTGGTGGATGGTGCGAAGCGTCCGGCGCAGCTTGAAGTCTCCGGACATGCGCGAGCGGCGGGCGGCCATGGCCTACTCCTTGGCCTTGGCTGCCTTTTCAGACGCAGGCGCTGTATCGGGCACTGGCCGTACCAGTTCACGCAACACAAGGTCGGCGCCGAGCCTGGCATCCACCGTAAACTCTTCACCCTTCTCCCGGTCGCCAGTGGCGCCGGACAGGGTGCCCAGGGCAATAACTTTCATGATTCACCTCTAAGGGTTGGGGACGTTTGAACACAGCAGCCGAAGCATGTCGCGCTCGTTGTTAGGCAGTGGAGCCTCGATCAGGTAGGTTGCGATGGCGCGACCTCCAACCATTTCGACGAGTCGATTTCCCGCGACAACATCCTTGCGCGGACGGACTCGGATTTCAGCGGTGACCACGGCCTTCAATTGCTCAGCCACAGGCGAAACCCGCCCAGTTGGCAGAACGATCTCAGCCCAAAGCTTGCCGATATCGAGCCAGGCTGTATCGAAGCCACCTGATTTGTTCTTGGTCAGAACCGGCTTGTACATCGTGCAGCGGTGACGCATTGGGCCGGCTCTCATACATTCACCCAGCGGTGAGGCTTCCAGAGCGCATTGGTTGCCATTGGTAACTCAGCAGTGATTGTTCCGATAACCACCGTCTCGCGACTGCTGTACCAATGACCTATCAACAGCAGCGCCCCCTGCTTAATCGCCTTTGTCATCAGGAGCGCATTGCCGACGGGGTCTGGCAAAGCCGTCTCTGGATCGACAAGCGTGCGATTGGTCCAGGTCTCAAACGCGCTGAGGGCTGCGTCCGTGTAGCCCTGTATCAGCGAGTCCTCATCGTCATGGTCGACCCGTAAGTGAGCCTTGACGATGGGGAGATCAATCACCCTTTGGCACCAGCGCCTGAAGGGCTTCCTTATTTGCGGACGGATCGAATTCGATCCCTTTGCCGGTGAGCCAGGCCTTCAGGTCGGGAACCTTCATCTTGAGCGGGTCGGTTTCTTTCTGCGCATCGATAGCCGCGTCGATTTCTTCCTGCGAGCTGCGCGATGCGTAACCCTCGGGTGGGTAATTCACCGCTAGGTAGCCGCCTGCTAAAAACTCAGCAATGGTCGGCCCATCCAGCTTCAGACCATTGGAGTCCAGTTGATTGGGATAGGACGCCACGCCCAGGTGCTCGACCGCTACCAGCGCGCAACGCTCCGAGACATCCTGCTCGCCGGCAGGAACCTCAACTACATGGTTGCCATCCGCAGAGAATGGGAACGGTTTTTTCACAATAATGATCGGCATAAATCCTCCGGCAGTCTGGGCGCCCGTAGGCGCCCGCCCATTCAGGCAGCGGCGCTCAGGGTGAGAATCTTCACGGCCTGAGAGTCGACCAGCATGCCGCCGACGCGCTTGGTGGTGTAGAAGCCAACAAAAGGCTTGTTGGTGTAGGGGTCGCGCAGGACGCGGGTGCCGATACGGTCGACAACGGTGTAAGCACGCTTGAAGTCGCCAAATGCAATGGCATTGGCATCGGCGGCGACATCCGGCATGTCTTCGTTTTCGGTGATGCCGTAGCCCAGAAGGACCGACGGAGCGCCCGCTTCCAGGCCTGGACGCCAGAGGTAGTTACCCTCGCTGTCCTTCAGCTTGCGGACATAAGCAACAGTCAGGTTGCCCATCATCCAGGTGCCGTTGGCACGGTAGCCCGCCTTGAGGGTGTGAATCAGGTTTATCAAACTGTCGCCAGTGATCGCCCCGGCGGCGCCAGAGACGAGCTTTTGCAGGACGCCGAAAGCACGCTCGTCGTCGTCCTTCAAATCCAAGCCGTAAGCCAACAGGCCTTTTGGCTTGTTGACGCCATCACCCTTCAGGAAAGCATTACCTTCCTTCTCGGCGAAGTCGCGGGCAACTTCTCCATTCAGCCAACCCTCAGCATCGAAAAAGATGTCGTCAAGGCTGGTCTGAGTGGCTTGTGGGTTGGCGTACAGCTCGCCCATAAAGGCAGAGATGTTACCCAACTTCGGGGTATTGGTTGCCGGGCGTGGATCGGTTTCACCAACCCAGCCAGCACCGTTACCACCCAGGTTCACCAAACGCTTGTAGTCCGGGCTGCCAACAGTGATTTGGTTGCATACCTGGCGCATTGGCGAGGTATCGCGCAGCAGTTCGATGATGCTGCGATCCAGCTCTTCAGGAACAGCAAAGCCGCCATCGGCATCAACGCCTACCTGCAAGGCCTTGGCCTGCAGTTCGCCCAGACCGGTCTCGATGCCCTTGCGCACGAACTGCATGAATGCGGTCTTGTGCTCACTGGCGGCCTTGGTGCCGGTACCGTCTGGGCGCTTGAGGGCCAATAGTTCTTTTTCCAGATTGCTTTTCAGCTCATCCAGCTCACTCAACTTCTCGTTGAGGGTGTCAACCTGGCCGGACAGCTTGCCCTTTTCGGCTTCCAGGCCGTCGATGCGCTTGTCGTTCTTTTCCTTGAACTCGTCGAACTTCTTGCCCAGAGCTTCAGCGACTTGTTCCACGTCTTTCAATTCAACAGCCATGAGAGGCTCCTTACATTCGGTCAATAAGTTTTTTAAAAGGTTGCAGCGTTTCGCCGGCATCCGCCTCTCGCGGTGAAACTGCGCCGTAGCCCTTGGCCATAAAGGCCTTGGCCTGGGAGCCAGAAAACCCAACCTCTCGAAGGGCTCGCTCCACTTTGCTGGGCGGCGGTGTTTCGCCGCGGGCCAGCAGAGATTTCACATCAGTGATCCGGGCCTCGTCGTTGGCCGGGAAGGTGACCGGGGATACTTCCCACAGGTCGATTGCCTTCAGTACCCAGACGCCCTTTTCCTTGTCGTATTCGTAATCATCAAGCATGTAGCCGATGGACAAGCCGGTCAGGCTTCCAGCCTTCATGTGCCCGTGGGCACGCTTGGCCAGCGGATCGTCATCAATCAGCAGGCGCCCCTTGACGAGCAGCCCGGTGTCGTCTTCGCGCATCTCGGTGTAGATGCCGATCGGCTCGCTCATCTGGTGTTGCCAGAGCATGGCCGGCAGGCGGCCCTTCTCTTTCCACTTGGCCAGGCTGGCCGCGAATGCCCCGCGAATCACCACGTCGCCGTAGCTGTCTTCGACGCCAAACACGGAGCCATAGCCTTCGAACTCGCCGTTGTCACTGACCGACTTAAGGGTCAGCGGCACGTCAAGACGCTGTTTTGTCTGCATTGTCGGCAGCCTCTGGATTGGTAGTCATGTTCATTGGGGTGAGGTAAATGTCACCACCCTCGCGGGGGTTTTCGTCTTCAAGTTCGCGGCAGTCGTTGGGGCTCAAAATCCCCCACTGGATGCCCTTGCCGTAGGATTCGTACCGACCTTTAAGGTCGCCGCGCATCAGGGCACCGGCGTTGAACTTGGCGTAATGGGTAAGTCGGTCTTTCTCGTTGAGCAGACCGACTTGGATGCGGTGCTCGATGCGAGTCATGATCGGAACCAGCGAGTAGTTCACGAAGCTCATGCCCATGTGCTCAATGTTGTTGAGCGTCATCTTCTCCATGCTGGCAACCAGGTGCGGCGGCACACGGAACAAGCCGCAGATCTGCGCTTCTGTCAGCTTTTTGGATTCAATGAACTGGGTATCCTGGGCGTTAAGGCTGATCGGCTTCCAATCCAGCCCCATCTCCAGGATCATTGGCTTATAGGCGTTGGCCACACCCATGTGCTCGCCCTGAAAGTCCGCCTTGAGCCGCGCAAACGCTTCGTCGGTGAGCTGCTGTTCAGTGCGCAAAACACCGCTGGTAACGGCGCCATTCGTGAAGAGCTTGGCGGCGTGAGCATCCATTGCCTGGCCCAGGCCCAGCGCTTGGCGCGCATAGGCGATTGGGTTTAACCCGTTGAGCCCGTCAAGCGTAAATAGCCGCACATGCCACAGCTCATCCTGGGTCAGCGTCCGTGTCCCCGACTTAAAGTTGACGGTGTATTCAACCGTCCAGTCGTCTTTGAGTTTTGGCGTAACGATGTCAGGGCTGAGCGGCAATAGTTCAACCACGTTCCCCAGCGCCATCACCTTGTAGGCGTAGAAGTTGCCACGAAGGCACAGGCACGCCACCAACATCTCCCAGAACTCCTGGGCGGTCATGTAGCTATTCGGCGCCATAGTAATGAGTGGGTAGAGCCGGTGTGTCGTTGCGGGCAATCGAACTCGACCGGTCTGCTTAAGTAGCCGACATGGCAGCATCCCCATCGACTCGGCCAACACCCGAACGCAGTTGAATACGACCAGTTGCTGCATGGCGCTGGTAGTTGTTACTCGCTGACCGGCATTGCTTTCGTAGCCTGCACCCAGCGCCTGAGCCAGCTTCTCTGGCGTATCAATGACCTGAGCTACGCTCTTCCTTCCAAGCATCGCGCGAAGCATCAGCGGCCCCCTCGAACAATAGAGGCCACTGACAAGGTGATTAACAGCGCACCACAGACAGTCAACGCCAGTGGCTCACCCATCCAGGACCAAAGACCACGGGTCAGCAATGCCAAACCAAGGACGCCGACGAGATCGGGGGCAGCCTCTTTCAGCGCCTCCAACTTTGGCGGCTTGATTTCGTCGGTCATAGGGTTCGAATTCCGTGCTTTGAGATGTGGTCAGAGAGAGTGTCTTCGGGGTGAAGGTTTGCCAGGACACGCCCGATCGCCATGATCAGAGCTACGGCGCCGTCGATTTTGTTGTCGTCGCCTTGCTTGATTGGACGGACAATGTCGTCGTTCCCCGGCATGTTCTTGCCGATCACGTTGGCGATACACCAGGTCATAATCGGGTTGCCGTCATGGTGAAAACGGCCCGCCTCAATGGCGGCCTCCAACTCCTTCATGGGGTCGGACATGTTGGTGTAGTTCTGAGTGATCGTGATCGGCTCAAAACCCTGGTCATCAAGGTCGTGACTCAGGCCTGTGGCGCCGTGCGGGTCAATCGGGCATTGACGCACCGGGGCGTGATGATTTGCCTCTTTGGTGTCCTCAAGGATCTCGCGGTAGTCGACCTCAGCGCCGTCGGTCACCTCCAAATGCTTGGTGTGAATCCAAGCCTGGAAGCGCTCCGCCATGCGCTTGTTATCGGTGTTGAACGCTGTGTCGTAAGGAACCCAGAACTTCGGCGCGATGCTGTAGTAGTGATTCTTCCCATCGATGACGCGCCAGAACAGTCTCGCCCTCGAGTTCATGTCGAGCTTTCGCGCCAAGTCGAAACCTGCAATCCACTCCTGCCCCTCGAACTGCTCCAGGGTCAGCGACGTGTCTTCGCAAGCCTTCCAGCTTTCCATGTTGTAGAAGCCGGACTTGGCGCTCACCCAGAGGTTGAGGTGCTTCGTTTTGAAGGTGTTGGCGAAGCGCGCCGAGCGAATGGCCCTGGCCTGCTGACTCTCCAGATACTCCTGAAACACTGAAACACCGTGGTTCGGGTTGGCCTTGGCCAGCATCTTCGGGTCGGTCCAGTCGTCCCCTTCGTCCAGCGTCCATATCCAGCCGAACAACTCTTCGTCCGGCACGGTGCCGGCCAGCATCTCAACGACCTGGCGGCGCTTGTCGTAACACGGCCCCTCGATGTCCGCACCCGCGGTGGTAATGATGAACATCAGCGGCTGACGCCGGGCGCCCATCCCCGTGAGCATGGTGTCGTACTGGGCCGACGTTGGGTGTTCGTGGTATTCGTCAACGATGGCGCAGCTGGGCGAAGCGCCGTCGCCGGGATTGCCGATCAGTGGCTCGAACCGGCTGAAGTCAGACGGAATATTCATGTTCGAGGCATTCACCTCAATGCCGGCGGCCTGAATCAGCATCGGTGACTTGCTGACCATGAGCTTCGCGGGCCGGAAAACCTCCCACGCTTGCTTCTCTGTGGTCGCACCGGCGTATACCTCGGCACCAAATTCGCCATCGGCAACGAACATGCTGATGCCAACACCGCCGGCGACAACAGATTTTCCGTTCTTCCTGGGCACTTCCCAGTAGCTTTCACGGAACCGGCGGTGACCGCCCTTCTTCTTGACCCAGCCAAATGTCACAGCCAGGCCGAACAACTGCCATGGCTCCAGCGTGATCAGTTGACGCTTGAACGCCCACTCGCCCTTGGTGTGCGGGAGCAACTGCATCAGCTTGAGCTTTTTCTCTGCCTTCGCCGGATCGAACTTGAAACGGAAACCGCGCTTGCGGCTGGCGGCCAGGTCGTCGAAGTGACGCTGCACTGCCTGGTGGATATAACGGCACGCAGGGACCTTACCGCGGAGCAACGACCGACCCCACGCCATTGCCTTGTCGACATTGGGGTGGGCAGATTTGGTCATCAGGTTCTCAGCAGGTTGGCAAATTCGTTGGTTTCTTTCTCCTTGTTGCCGCCGATCAGTCGTGTGCGGCTGGCAGGGTCCAGGCCCAGCATCGAACCGAACGTCACCATCTGGCGCATCGTTTCGTTAGCGGCTGTAAGGGCGGGGTTCTTCATAGGCCCACCGGTAGCGCCGGCAACAACGATTCCGTTCTTCTGGATCGATTCCTGCGCGAGTCGCCAGTTGTCGTAGGCGCTACAGAATGCCTCGACGTTATGCAGGTCCGTGATCGCCACCACGTTCTCGCGCAGCAACTCCGGAACAATCATGTTCCACATGGTGGCTGCCCGAGGACTGAACCAATCCGGCGGGTCGATCTGGGTGATCTTTGAAAACTGAGGTTCGGCTGTATTCAGCGCGCGCTTGCCAGGGTTTCCGGCGAGTAATTTTTTGGCCGTTGGCTTGGGTTTGCGACCACGGCCGGCGACCGTGGCGGTGCCTCCCATCGCGCAACTCCTGAATTTTTAATTTCGCGGGTGTAAGAAAAAGGCCAAGGGGACGGTCTAGCTCACGAAAAGCCGGGACTTTTCACCCTCCCCCCCCGTATTGAGATTCAACCTCATTACGGTGCTCGAATCGGTCAATTCGCACGATTTCTCGATGGATTGCCCCAGCCGCCGTCCTCGGACGCCGTCTTCCTGCTGTGGCAGGGATGGCACAGGGCTTGCCAGTTCGAACTGTCCCAGAACACGGCCTTGTCACCCTTGTGAGGAACGACGTGATCAAGGTCAGTGGCCGCGACCACCAAGCCCTGACGCTCGCACTCAGCACAGAGAGGATGCTTGGTCAGGTACGCCTTGCGAGCCTGCTGCCACTTGTAGCTGTACCCACGCTGGGCGCTGGTCTCACGCTGCTGCTCACGGCGCTTGGCCTCGGCGCTCTTTCCGATGTCCTTGTGGGCATCGCAGTAGCGCGGGTTTCGGGTCAGCACGTTGCAGCCCTGAGCGTTGCAAGGTTTCTTTGGCCTGAGCGGCATGATCAAGGCGTCCTGTTTGGCAGCTTGAAGTCAGTCACCCTGTCGGCAATTGCACGAACCTTCTCGACACCGAGCAAGCCAACCCAACCACCAACGAACGCAGCCATGCTTTGAGGCAGTCCGAAGAACTCGAAACCGCTGATGATGGTCAGGGTGAGCCCGCCGCAGATGGCGCCCTCGACCAGCATCTGGCGGCGGGTACCACCGCCGTAGGTGATACGCAACACAGCCATGGCACAGGAAAGGCCAGCCGCGTACAGAAGGGGCGAATGCTGGCTCAACCACGCAAGCACAATCGCCCAGGTGTCTGGCTTGTCTGGCATGTTTGGCATCTCAGGTTCCTCCCGAGTTGGGAGTTAGGGAATGGATTAGCGGGAGCGGTAAAGCAGGCCGCCGGGGCGCAGCTCGGAGCGGATCACTTCTTTGACCTGGTCGTCCAGGTTGAAAACAAAGCCATCACGCTCGCCAATGCCTATACCGGCTGCATAGGGACGACCGTCGGCACCCATTTGCGTTCTCAAGAACCAACTGGCGGTGAAGCCCTTACGGGCGGTGGCGTCCTTGATAGCTGTCTGGCTTATAAACACCTGGTCATCCGCCACTACGAATGGCGGCGGTTGCTCGGCCTTCGTGAGGTCGCCATAGCGAATGCGAGCGACGCCATCGATAGAGATGGTCGTCAACCCGCCCTTTTGCGTGATGCGTGTTCCAGCGACTTTCGCCCTCGCCTGCCGCGCAGCTACCTCTTCGGCAGTTTCGTGGCGCTCGTAGGTCAGCGAGGTCCGCACATCCGAACCATCACGATCAAATGAGATGTCCTCGGTCGTGAACTCCGCGCTTGCTCGGCACCCTGCTGGGATCTTTTCCAGCTCGGCTCCGATAAACGCCAGGCGCTCCAGTGCGTTGGCTGGCAGATCGTATTCCGACCAAGAGCCCGCCGTGACGGTGATCAACTGAGGATCACTTGGCAGGGTGCCGACTTGGATCTGGGCGCTGTTGATTTCGAAGTGGCCGCTGACGTGGTCGAGCTTCCAGCCGGAAACGCCCGGCACGTAGTTGCCGGATTGGATAGAGCCGGACATTTGCTGTGCTCCAGAAACAGAAAAGGCCCACCAATATGGCGAGCCTCGAAATAGATCAGCTCCAGCAGCACTCCCAGGTCGGAGCGATGGGTGTGGTGGAGCCGAAAACGAAAAAGCCCCGGCAAATGCCGAGGCTCAAGGAAGTGTAGAAAGCAAAAAGCCCAACTCTAGGGTCGGGCTTTGCTCGCGGAAAAACCGCAAAGTAACTTAAATCTATATATCGTCCCCGGGCCTGTCAAGCAGCCTGACGACGAATATCTAAAGCCCCATCAATCCAGGCAATGCCGGCCTTCCATAGCCCGCGCGTCTTCTCTTCGCCGAAGCCCATCTTCTTTCCGACTTCCATCAATGAGCTGTCGCGGGTGGTGTAGTACTTCATCAGCACCTGGCCGCATTCGGGGTACCGCTTAAGCAGGCGGCCCATCAAGCCATCGATCATAAGCGCGTCGTCATCGGTGATCATCGGCGACAGGATGGTGTTCTCGCGAGAGGCGCAGCAGGACACACCGGAGCCCAGGACAACCCAGCGACCCCAATGCTCGAGCAGATCCTCGGCGGTGCGTTCTTTAAAGCTCGGTGTGAAGGCCATGGCTCAATCCCCTGTGAAGTTGGTGGCACCAGGGCCACGGCGGTTGTTCTCGTTGTATTGCGCTTCAGCGCCGGCAGGCTTAAAGCAGTTGAATTGCGCGATCTGATGCTCGGCGGCCTGGAGGCGGATGCTCAGCTGCGTCACCAGCACCTCCAGCGGCAGCGCCTCACCGGTTTCGGCGGTGACCCAGCCCGAGGCGTTGCACTGCACGCACGCCAGTTCGTGGAATACACCCTTGATCACAGCGCGACCACGGCATGCCGGGCACTTGGCCAGGTCGAGTTGAGCGGCGCGGAAAGCGGGGCCGTGGGACTTCTTCATTTGGCCTCCAGCAGTTGCTTGTGCAGAGCGTAGATGTCGTCACCATCCGAACAATGCGCGGTATGCCTGACCAGGTGCCGATCACCCGTCGACATCTTCACGTCGAGCACCTGCCAGCCGTTCGAACTGCGGATCACCACCGAACTGACATCTGCGGGATTCACGGCGAGGCCAGAGTGCCTTTCGAGCAAAATCATCATTTTTAAACCTCGCCTATGGTTGATTCTTGAATGGCCTTGCAGCCCTTATGTTCTGCGGCGTGCAGCGAATCACCGGAATCTTCAAATCTAAAGCCGGTCAATCCGTGAATAGCTGCAAACCCTTTCTGATCTAGATGCGCGTGCCACTGCTCCAGCGCGTTACGCTTGCGGGCCATGACGTCGGACTGGATGTACACCTTCACGTTATGGCCCATCGCGTGGTTGATCAGCAGTTCGCCAATGAGGTGGTCGACGCCGAGGTCTGCCCAACCGGTGCGGGCCACCTTGCGCAGGTCGTGGCTGGTCCAATCACCCTTACCTAATCGACGGAAAACAGCACAGCCCTGAGCCTCGCCCAGCGCCTTGCCGTTGCGCGCAGGGAACAGGAACTGGCCGTCATAGCCTCGGGCGTACTGACCTTCGCGGTACTGGATCAGCAGCGTGCAGACCTGCTCGGTCAGTGGCAGGTGATGCTCGACGCCGGTCTTGGTGTGCTCGGCCGGGATGAACCACTCGCGCTCGGCCAGGCTGATGTGCGACCAGCGCGCCATCCGGGTTTCGCCGATCCGCGTGCCGTGGCACAGCATCATCAGGGCCAACATAGAATCCAGCGGGTCAGCAGCCATGACCTCGGCCAACTGCTCCAGCACCCCCTCCAATTGAACGCCGCGCAGGCGGGACGGCTTGATCCCGACCTTCGCTTTTGAGAAGTCGTTGAACCTGATCGCCGCCATCGGATTGGATGTGATCAGGCCCAGCTTTGTGGCCTGACGGAAAGCCAGGGCTAGTAGCTGGAACACAGAACGCACGTAGTCGATGGAAATGCTTTCCTGCATCGGCCACATGAGCTGGCTGTCGAGTGCGGCCTTGTCGAGACTGATCAGCGGCAGGTCGCCCAGGCGGGGCTTCAGGTGGCACTTTATCATCGAGGCACTGGTTTTCTTGCGTTTGTCCGACAGGCTCCGGTCGCGCGACATGCGATCAGCGAACCAGTCCAGCAACTCACCGACGGTATCCCACTTCGAGAGGCTCGCCCCTTCGCCAGCGGCCAGCCGCAAGCGAATTGCAGGGAGCGCCGTGACGACCTGCGTGTGATACAGCTCAGGGTATTTTCCGATGGGGTTCCATTTGCCCTTCAGCACCAGGAACCACGACCCACCGGTGCGCGCCTTGTTGAAACGCAGGTACAGGCCTTTATTCTCAAGGTCACGCAAATCCTGAACGGTACCGGAGGCCTGCCGCTTGATTTCGGCCTGGGTGATCTTCACGGCGGCAGTCGTCATGCGATCACCGCCCGCAACTTCTGCTGCTCTGGGGTGAGGTCGCCGCGCAGAGGCATGAGATGGCGCGGCTCGTGAATGCCGAAGTCGCCCTGCACAGGCTCTGCATCAGCAATCCAGCAAAGCCCGTCCCCGACCACCACCCAGCAAGGCACGTCGTCATGCTGGTAGGCGATGCCGTTGGGCGCGATGTAGAAATCGCCCTTTACGATGAACCGCCGCAGTTCGCACTGCTTGCCGATGTTCTGGGTCAGCGAGTTGGCACCAACGATCATCGCCTGGTCGCCTGGCTTGAAGTTATGGCTCATGCGGCAGCCCTCGTTTGTGGTTGAAGTAGGTAGGCCCTGATGGCCTCAATGGCGTCGACGTGCCCACGGCAGACGATGGCTAGGTAACCCTGATCAGTCAGCGCCTGCAGGTAAGCGTCCTGCGCAGGGGAAACGGCGGCGTCATACGGCGCCCGGGCCTTGAATTCGATGTACAGGCCAAAGTACCCGCCCCGAGCCATCGGCAGCACCAGATCAGGCACGCCAGCCTTGACGCCCTGCTCTTTCAGCTTGATCGCCACCAGCTTGTGCCGGTGCCCGCCGTTCGGGACGTGGAAGATCAACTTGGCGGCAGCCGGGTAGCGCAGGTCGATCTCTTTCATTAGGGCGGCCTGTTCCTGCCCTTCCCGGTCGACTGGCTTGGCGCGCGCTGTCTTCGGGCTGAATGGCTTCACGGCAAATGGCTTCAAAGTTTCACCTTCCCTTCGCGGATCAGGATGTCTTGCGTGCGCATTACGCCCTCAGCGAGAAACAAACGGATCTCGTATTTGGTCAACTGGCCAGGCGCGCGCAAACGGCCGTCGGCGACGTCATGGCAGTAACCGCAGGCCCAGGCAGCCTGGAAGTCGTTGGGCTTCATGCCCATGCCACAGGTACCGGCCAGTCGGTAGTGAGCCAGGACTGTGGTGGATGGTTCGCAGGAGCAGCCGGGAAACCGTACTTGGCACTCGCGATCGCGGGCGGCGTTGGTGAGTTTGCTCACTGGAAACCTCCCGCCCGGCGGGCGCGCAATTCGGCCAAGGCCTTTTTCCCCACCTCTGGCGTTATCTTCGGTTCCAGAGCCAACTCTGCCACTGGCACCGGGGCCAACTGCTCGCCCTGCCAGATGCGTCGGCACTGGATCAAGTACTGCTTCTCGAAGCTAGCCAGCCCAAGCTCGCGCGATAGAAGCGGTAGACTGTGAAAGCCCGCCGCTGCCGTGGCGTGGTACACGGCCGGGTGGTACCACTTCGAGCAGCTGCGCATGGCGGGGTGACAGTTGCGGAGTGCCTGGGCGTAAGCAGATTCAACATTGGGCAGGCCCAAGCCTTCAGGCGCAAAACACCAACTGACGAACACGCCTGGGGCAGGAACGAAAGCCGACTTGCTCGCACTCACAACGCGCATTCCGTGATCGATCTGCTCCATCCGAGTGATGCCGGAACGCATGAACTCGCCCAACCACTCCAGCTTGGAAGCGTTCATGACGGCCTCGGTCGGCCAGGACTGACGCCAGGCACCGCACGCACCGCGCAGCCGCAGGAAAAGATCGTCTATTACGGCCTGAGTTGAAGGATCGACAGCGACGACCGCCGGTGACTGGTCGGGCCCCTGATAGGTCGGATCAGATCGGCGGCGAGCAACCAGCTCACCCACGGCGACAGGCTTGTTTGATCGGTTCACAGGCGCACTCCTTTCGCTGCCCAGTCATCACCGGCTGAGCCTTCCTCGTTGGTGGCTGTACTGGCAGCCAGGGCTCGCTCTCGCTTGATCCAGCCGACAAGCTTGAAACACCAACCGGCGGCCGTATCTACAACGGATGTTTTGGCGACGAAGAACCCCTTGAACCCCGACAGAAGCTCAGCGGTCAGGGCGTCAGCTGGCAAACCGGCGATCTTCAACTGAGTCTCCAGCGCCTCTACCGAGGGCTCGAATTCAGCAAACATTGCGAACCGTTGGCGATCATCCTGCTGCTCCAGCGCCTGGCGATCCTGCTCAGCGATCAAGTCCGAAAGCTCGCGCTGCTGCTGCTCTTCGGTTCCTTGATGGTTAAGTGATGGATTGGGTGCAGCTGCTGCACCCCGTTCTGTTCCAGGCTGCACCCCGTTGTGTTGTGAGTTGCACCCCGCTGCGTCATCTGCACCCCGTTTTGCACGGGGTGCAGGATTTGCACCCCGCAATATTTGGAGGTCGTAAACGACGGGGCGGCGGTCGTGGCGATCAATGTGCACCGCAGCGATGGCCTGATTGCCCTTTTTGATCAGTCCAGACTGTTCCAGGTCATCAAGTTTGTAACGGACAGTGCGCTCGGAAAGACCGGTGTCCTGGGCAAGGGTAGAGGCAGATGGGAAGGCCCCGGTACCGTTCGAGCCGGCGTAGTTGGCCAGGCACAGCAGCACGTGACGCGCGCTTGAGTCTTTGAGGGTTTGCACGGGCAGAGAGAGCGCCCAGGACATTGCTTGAACGCTCACAGCGAGTTTCCTTGGATTTGTTCGGCGAGAGTGGTGATGCCTTTGCGGGTGACCATGACCTGCTCGACCACCTTGAGATCTTCCTCGTCGCCCTTGCCTACCTTGACCAGCTTGTGCTCGAGCAGGCCGGCGGTGAGGCGGGGCTGATACGCAGACCAGGCCGAGAACGCCGCGCGGCGGTAGATCCAGCGGTTATCGCTGAGCCACTTGAAGAGTTTCAGCGGGCCGATGCCCAACTGCTTGGCGGCCGAGGTGATGCAGATAGAGCCCTCAGTGGCTGACAGGCGCTCAAACGCTTGAACCTTCGGGGCCTGCTGCTGGATGACCTGGTGCAGCGAAGCGTTCTGCTTGGCCTGATCGGCGGCGAGTTGGAGGGCTTCGGCGAAGTTGGTGGGGATTTGGAGCTGCCCGACAACCTTCGACTCCAACTCCTGCCACCGGTCGATCACACGAGCTCGATGCTCGTCGCTGTAACCCGCGATCACTAGATGGGTGTCACGCTCCGTAAGGTCGTAGACATCAATTGGACGCCCGCCAGTCGACTCTCGGCGGCTTTTACGATCAGATCGTAAAAGCCCTTTACTGAAGAGCCGCTCGATTGTCGCGATGACATCGTTGTGGCGAGCCTCTACCAGATCTGCGATCTCGCGCGAAGACATTGTGTGGCGCGACACCTTTTCAGAATTGCCAAAAAGTGTCGCGACACTAGGGGTATTGCCAGGGGTAGCTGTCATGTTCATAATGGCCCCACGAATTGTTTCTGCTGTTGAAAGAACCGCCCTGCCAGGCGGTTTTTTTATGCCTGTGATTCAGGCGGCCTTCAGCGATTCGCGCAAAACTTGCAGAGCGTCTATCGCCTCAAGGATTGCTTTATCGCCCTGGGCTTTTTCGTGCTGGCTGATGTGGTTGTCCGCCGTGGCATCGAAAATCAATCGACCAACATCACCGCATTCCGCGGACAATAGGCCCAGCGCGGTCATCAGCGGTTTGGCTTTAGGCTTTTCACGAGCCACGAGGTCAAAACCGAATTGGTCAGCGAGCGCCACCAGCGGGCGCATGTCTTGTGTGTGGAGCAGCACGCCAAACAGATGCTCGATCGTTAGGTGGTGCGCCGCGTTGTCCGGGTTTGAGCGCTGCAGAAGGCTCACGTGAGCCATGCACATTTTTCCTGCCAGCTCCTCTGCCCCGCTTTCCTTGATGGTGGTGTGGCAAGCCCTCAAGAAATCTTCCATTCGTAAAACCTCAAATCTGTTTCAGTGGTGCCCCGACGGTTCAGGGGCGATCATTTAGTCAATGCGATGGCGGACAGGGATTTCAGGCGGCTGACTGAGATGAAATTCCCTCAGGCGGAAATACCTCATCAAGAACGCACTCAGCTCCAAGGGTGTTCAACGCAGACACGATCAACCGCGCCTCGCTAAGTCCTGGGCAACGCAGACCGGACTCGTAATTCGCGAGGCGCGATTGATTCCACCCAAGCGACCGACGAAGTGCAGCCTGGGTAATCCCGGCTTTCTCTCGAATGTTTCGGACGTGGTTCATGAAAATCGCTCCTATAGCTATTGGCCCAAGGATAAACACGCATCGTGTTAAAGGCAAACACAATAAGTGAGTGCGCAGATATTTCATTTCGTGATGGAATCCAGCGTATGAATGAAACTATTGGTAAGCGCATTAAGCGCCTTAGAACTGCCGCGAAAATGTCCCAGGCCCAGCTGGCAGATGCCTGTGGATGGAAATCGCAATCGCGAATAGGAAACTACGAGGCGGACTCGCGAGAGCCGTCGTTTGCGGATATTGAGTCCATTGCGAAGGCACTCAGGGTTGATAAATCTGAGCTTTTACTAGACCTTCGCGGCGCGCCAATAAGCGACGCCAAGTCCGGCACGACCAGCCTTGCACCTGTGACGCCGAAGACGTCCTCTGCTGACTTGGTCGCCCAAATGCTGGCGAGGCACGGTAAGAATCTTCCAAGCGAGGCACGCCAAAGAATCGCTGACGCGGTGCGGGATGCTGCGGAAGAGGTCATTTCGGGAAATGTGATCCAGGCAGACTTTTCGGGTCTCAAGGCTAGGCCGGAAGAGATCATCATTCGCCAATATGACGTGCGCGCCTCTATGGGCCACGGCCAAGTGCCGGGCGACTACAACGAGGTGATTAGGAACCTGGTCATCCGTGAGGACGTGCTGCGAGAAAAAGGCATCACCTACACATCCACTCACTCCTTGGCAATGATTACCGGTTGGGGCCAGAGCATGGAGGGTACGATCAACGATAAAGACCCGCTGATCGTCGACAAGGGCGTCAACGAGTACGCAGGCGACGGTATCTACGTCCTCACCTGGCATGAGCACCTATTCATTAAGCGAATTCAAATGCTGGATTCCGAGCGTTTCTTGCTGGTGTCCGACAACCCGCATGTAAGGGATCAAGAAGCCCGTATTGAGGATGTGACAGTCCACGCCAAGGTTCTGCTGATCTGGAATGCGAGAAAGGCTTAAGTCATACCCCTCGCTAAACCAAATCAGCAGCTGCACCGCTACCTGCAAGGCATTTCCCCCGCCGTTGAGCTGGCTCTTCGGCATTCGTCAGAAAAGCGCTGGCTCTTCAATGGGCTCGACTTCGCCTGTATCAATCAGCCGATCCTCATCGCTTGGCGCCTCCCATTCCAGTAAGACACCGCCATCATCCTGGAAGATCATATTCACGCCGTCGGTCTCGGCTATCTGCCCCATTACCTCCTCCCATTCCGCGTCCCGATCCGTTTCCAGTCTATGAATAAGCGCTGCGCATCTTTCCTGGGCGCGTGGCGAATTTATCATTGACGAAACACGCAGACCTAGCCGTTCCACGCTGCTCATCTCCTGCCGTGCTGCTGGTTTAGCCTGCTTCGCTGCTTTTGCCATATCACCCTCCCGATAGCTGTACATACATCCAGTTGTAGCAAAATCATATATCACGCTGCGTGAATTTATAACCCTCCAGATAGAGAAATTCAGCGGGGGAACTCACGAAAATAAATCACGATGCGTGTTGACACGCGAAACACGATGCGTGATATTTAAGGCCGTCGCAGCAACACACAGCAGCCACAAAGGCATCACCGCTCTTTAACAGTCAGCGCAACACAGAAACACCAACAGACCGCATTGCCTATACCGGCGACCGGCGATCAGACGGGTCAGATAGCCCGCCCACGACAGGAGAACCCTGTACGGCTGATCGAGAGCGAAACGCTCGAACCGCGCGAACGACCTGGCAAGCAATGCGCCCCGCCCCTTCCGGCGGCAATAGGACGGACAGCATCACTGAAGCACCTTCTTGCGAGGGTGCTTTGGGATGACAGAGAGGATAGGAATATGAAAAGCGGCGCTGAAGAGCTACCGAAAATAGAATCGCCTTCACTGCAAGTCCGCATAGAAGCGGCACTCATGACGCTGGCTTGCCAGGGCGACCCAGGGCTACGGACAAAGCTCAGCCTGATGCACCCTAGCCAAGACATCGACAAACAAAGCTGCTTGAAATTTGCAACGATCGTTCTCAGCCGGACGATAGCTGCTTCATTACGAGCTTTGCCTCCTCCGGCGATTGAGACGATTTCGAAAGAGTTAACTGAATATCTCTTTTCAGAATTCGAATGTCCGTGACTGCGTGCCAGAAGCCGTTCGCTACGAAGATCGCATCACCAATCTTGATCGGCTCGTCGCTCTCGTAGGTCTTCGGGCAGGAATCATCAAAGTCGAATCCGTACTTCAGTTTGAATTTGCGCATAGCAAGTTCGCCCTCCTTTGCAGGCTGCGTTGTGTGAGAGCGCTCAGCCTATCGCAAAGCCCGTCACCTGGGCAGTGGTGAGCTGGCCGCCGGCCACCCTATTGGCAACGCATCACTTCTGCCCATTCAATGAGTGGGCAGCGGGATGGCGAAGGCCTACGGGAATGGGCGAACTACACGTATGAACCCCATATAAAAGTAATGGTGACGTGGAAGTCCGGTGCAAGCCCGGGCCCGAGCACCTGGTACTCCCCAGCACCAGGCCGCATCGGATATAGCTCGGCCCTCTGTCGTGATAGCAGGGTGGCCACCTTGTCCCGAGCTGGTGCGATCAATAGCGCCTTGTGAAGACGGACAACACTCGGAGGGATTCGAGCTATATCCGATGCGGACGAACACCCGGCGCGCGCCGGCCACCTGCATTTCAACCCACCCAGAACGGAGGATTGGCAGCTATGTAAACAACAAACTCAGGCGCTCGACCGCCCCCCCCTGCGTGACATAGGGAGGTCTATGTAACGCAACGAAAAGCCCGGTCCCTACTGGGCTTTTTTTCATCTCGCGTTTACCCGTCAGCGCCCTCCCCTGGGCCCACCGGCACCCGCCAGGCGGTCAGGGTGCTGACGAATACACGCAACCCACTGAGGCATCCACCATGCACGCATCAATTCAACAGCGCGTAGACGGGGTTGCGGCCCTGCACGTGCGCTCCCGCATCGCGACCGCCGAGTTCTACGCCTTGATCGGCAAGGAGGCGCCAGTGCAGAAGATTCGCTTTCAGATCCGCACCGCCGGCAAGGCTTACCACATCGTGGAGATCGCCACCGGCAAGGTAAAGGGCTTCCGCTGGACATGGAAGGATGCCAGCAACTTTGCCCAGGAGTTGGAATCTCGGGCCGACGGCGTGAAGGTGACGCTGTCAGGCGGCGCGCAATGATCGGCGCCCCGCTGCCCGACCCGCGACACTCGATCATCGACAACCTCAACCAGCAGCTCGAAGCGTTCTTCGGTTCCGGCAAGACCGTCCAGTTCATCCCGAGCGGTGTTGGTGTCGACGGTCCCTTCAACGGCACCACGGCGCACCACGAACGCCTTCGCAAAGAACGCGACAAGCTTGCCCCTGCTGTGCGCGCCGAGGCAGCCAAGGGCGTCGTGGCAAGTGTCGCGGCGAAGAACCTGGGCATGCACATCAAGCGCGTGACGCTGATCGCCCAGGAAAACGGCTTCAAGTTCGCCGACACCCCATGAGGCGCATCAGCAAGATAACCGCCGCGCGGCGCCGGCCTGCATGGCTGGCAATCCCGGAAAGTGGAATCGAAGAGGTAGGCCATGGCCGAGGAAGAGCAGCAGCCGACGGCGGAAGCCCTCAAGCAGCGCCGCAAGCGCGAGAAGGCGGCGGCGAAGGACGCAGCATTGGGCGTCGAGAAATTTACGATTGAAGTGGCCGGCATCTTCAAAAAAGACCTCAAGCGCCTGATGAGGCAGCACGGCTTCAACAACCAGCAGGAAGTACACCAGACACTTCTACGCAACGTGATCGCCGCTGACTTCGAAACCGCGGCGCAGATGCTCAAGTGTGTCACGACACCTTTTGTCGTTACCGAAAAGGTGTCGCGGCTCATTCGAGCGGCTGGCCTGAAGTCGCTTGCCGACGACCCGCCAGAGCCTGAAGACGAAATCGAAACACCCGCTTAACCAACACTACACGCTGCATCCGGAACCCGGAGGGCGGCGCCTGACTGGAGGTAATCCAATGCAAATTCAACGCGAAGGTCGCGTGTCGTTCGGCGAGGCGCGCCTGGCTGTGTGGGAGGAAGGTATTCCTCGCGAGTGGGACGCCAAGGTGATCTGGGAGCGCAAGTTCAAGCGCGAAGTGTTCAAGCGGATCATTCAAACGCTCAATCGTATCGGATGGACCGTCGGCGAGCAGACCCACATCTTCACTGGCAACAATTCACGCCATTGCGTGAAAGGCGATCTGCAAGCCGACCTCAAGATCTGCGGGCGCAGCATTGAACTGGAGTTCTTCCAGGCCGTGAACACGCCGGATCGCGCTGATCATAGCGGGCGGTACCAAAGCGACAAAGAAAAGCACATGCCGTACCTGGCTCGCCTGGAAATGCAGCGTACCCGCACGCGCATTCGTGACTATCTGTGCAACGTCTTCACGGGCTACACGTTCAAGGCGTCAGATCGGAAGTGCGGTTTAGGCGGCTTGACCAACATCGAGTGGATCAATGCCGACTATGTAAGCAAGCGCCGCTTCGGTCCGCCAGACATTCCCGCTGCCGATTACAACTCGGTATCAGGCGACAAGAAAACTATTCAGCATGGCTCAAAGGTTTGGACGACTGACCGCAAAGGCCGCTGGTACCAGGGCACCGCGTTCGTGAACATCAACAACATGTGGTGGGTGGCTTACGGCAAATACGGATACACCAACAAGGCGTGCTTTGAGCTCTTTGTTGACCGGCCGGCAGATATCAGGACCAAGAAAAACGAGCGGGCCCGCCGCCAGCGCTTGGAAGACATGATCGCCAGAGCAGTGGCCGGGATGAACTATCAGCGGGCCGAGGTTCTGCGCAAGGTGCTTTTCCCTGAGCCTGAGCCGTTGTTCATGATCCTTAACGTGAAAGACGGGGTGTATTTCCGGCCCAACTACAGCGGGTACACCAGTGACATGATCAGGGCTGGCAAGTACACCCGCGCGGAGCTGAAGCCTTATCTGGGCGACGCTGACGAAAAAGACGATCTGAAGGCCGTGCCGATTTCTCAGGCCGCCTGATCCGGCTCCATGCCGGTCACCCGTAATACCCCATATCAACGAATCACGCCAGCCGGCGAGGATCCCCTATGCCCGATATCACCTACGGCTCTGTGTGCAGCGGCATCGAGGCCGCGACCCAGGCCTGGCACCCGCTGGGCATGCGCGCCGCCTGGTTCGCCGAGATTGAGCCTTTCCCTTCGGCGGTCCTGGCCCACCACTACCCCGACGTGCCCAACCACGGCGACATGACTAACCTGGCTGCCCTGGTGCTGGCCGGCAAGATCCCGGCCCCGGACGTGCTTGTCGGCGGCACACCGTGCCAGGCCTTCTCGGTCGCCGGTATGCGCGAAGGCCTCACCGACCCGCGCGGCGCCCTCACCATCAAATACGTGGAGCTTGCAGATGCAGTTGACTATGTTCGCGCCGGCCAGCGAAAGCCCGCCAGCGTCATCGTTTGGGAGAACGTCCCCGGCGTCCTCAGTGACAAAGGGAACGCCTTCGGATGCTTTCTTGGCGCGCTTGCTGGGGAAGACTGCGAGCTGCAGCCTCCAGGGAAAAAATGGCAGGACGCTGGTTGTGTGTATGGACCCAAAAGAACAATCGCGTGGAGGGTCCTGGACGCCCAATATTTCGGCCTGGCCCAACGACGCCGTCGTGTGTTCGTTGTCGCAAGTGCTCGAGACGGGTTCGATCCCGCCGAGGTACTTTTTGAGCGCGAAGGCACTCGCCGGGATAGCCCGCCGGGATGGCCGGCGAAGCTTGCACTTCACCCTACTCTCACGGCGCAAGGGGGTGGCTCTCTCGATGACCGAGAGGCATATGTACTGGAGTGCGAAGGCGTTCGCCGAACCAGCGTGATCGAATGGGAGCGCTGCCAAGGCTTTCCCGACGACTACACCCTAATCCCCTGGCGCGGCAAGCCTGCCAGCGAATGCCCGGACGGGCCCCGCTACAAGGCGATCGGCAACAGCAAGGCCGTCACCGTGGTTCGCTGGATCGGCCGGCGCCTTCTGCAGCAGCTTTAAGCCCGCTCGGCAATCAAACGGGCCCCGACCTCACGCCCGGCAACCTGCGCCAGGCCACGGTCAACATAGGTTCGGTCACCGGCAACAACCGGCACCACCACCTCACCACCACTCTTTACCTCGACGTTGATACGCCAGGTCTCCCGGCCTTCCTCGTCCTTGTCGCACTCCATGTAGTTCCAAACCTGAAAGCCTTCGATCTCATCGTAAATATCGTGCTTGGTCATGGTCCAGCCCATTTATAGGAAGGGACCATCGTAGCACCACACCGCCCGGGCATGGCCCGGCAAGGACTCCCCGTGCGCACTCAAGACAACAAAGATCCGCAATCCACCCGCCTCGGCACGATGGTTTTTACGATCGCCAACGAGCTGGTCAACCATTACGGCAAGAAGCTTGATCGCGAAGTTATCGATGAAATCACGCGGAACCTTACTTTCGAGATGTGTCAGGGACCTACCGCATGGGCGTTCGGCGGTAAAAGTCAGCCAGGTGAGCCAGTCGTAACGCTGCAGGCCAGTAGAGCTAACCGTGTCTACGTGGCCGGGCCGATGACGGGCATCGAGGACTTCAACTACCCAGCCTTCAACGCCGCGGCCGAACAGCTCCGCGCACAAGGCTACGAAGTCGAAAACCCAGCAGACCACGGCATCGTCGAAGGTGCCCAGTGGGCCGACTACATGGCCTACGACCTGACCCGTCTGGGCCTGTGCGGGATCATCGCCCTGCTGCCGGACTGGGAGAAGTCGCAAGGCGCGTGCTTGGAAGTCCTGATCGCCGAACGCCTCGGCATGACGGTTGTGAATGCCCATGATCTGGTAACGAGGGAGGCTGTATGAGCCGATTCTGTTTTTGTAACTGCCCTGCGGGCTTCTCCGCTGAGCCTGAGCGCCACGCACCTGATTGTCCCGGGCGATTCGGCGCGGGCAAGGCACAGACTCCAGTGCCGGCCACACTTACCGCTTCGCAGCCGGTGGAAAGTGGCGTGGACTTCGGAATCGACGGGCGATCGGTGCGCGTATCGCAGGAGGTTTACTCGATCTTCCTGGCGCGTGAAGCGGCCGGACGAGAAAAAATCGCGGCCCTGCAACAGCGCCTGACCGCTGCCGATCAGGAGATAGATGATTTGCGGGCTGAGCTCAAGGCTGTGCGTCTGGGACCCTGCAAGATGATCGTCGGGGACGAACTGCCATGACCCACAAAAGCTACAGGCTCGACCCGAACGTGAGAACCATCACCGACCTGGTGACCGATGAGCAGGTGCAGAGCTCATTCCAGGGCACCAACTTCGGCCACGATGACTTTCGCGGGCTACTGGCCCAGGGCTGCATCAAGGCGCTGGCCGGCTGGCACCAGGGCCACACGCTGACGACCATCCTTGAAGAGCTGCGGCTGATCAGCTGGAACCGGCAGGTTGGCAAGATCAAGGTCACAGCCAAAGGGCGCCACTACATTTGGCTCGCCTTCAAGGGCCGCCCGGGCGTCTGATCCCGATAGGAGTACATCCGTACTCCACCCGCAAAACCTGTAACCCCTCCCCCTTCAAAGTCAGCCGCTATAGCGGCAAGGACGAACTCGCATGAAAAAAATGTACTGGATTCTCCGCGCCGCTTTGCACATGCGCAGCCTGATGGGGTGGTGGAAACCAAAAGACCTCGCCTTCTGCTGGGAAACCGGCGCCGTGATCTACGACAACTACGAGTACGACGGGCGCCTCAATGAAATCGGCGAGCCCGCCGAGGAAATCGCCGAAGAACTCAGTTGCTGGAGCGAATGACCATGAGCGCAATCAAAGAACGCCCCATCCTGTTCTCAGCGCCGATGGTGCGCGCCGTCCTGGAAGGCCGGAAGACGGTCACGCGGCGGGCAGTGAAAGGTTTCCAAATCCCTACCGAGGACACCGCCATTCCGATTGGCGATCGTCAGCGCTGGAGCGCAATAGGCCAGCGAGACCCGCGCTATGGCTTCTGCGTATTCGGATCGACCGAAGCAGAGTGCGCGAAGGAACTGGAACAGTATGCACCTTGCCCACATGGCCGACGCGGCGACCGGCTTTGGGTGCGCGAGACACACAGCCTTGTACCCGACCCAGAAGAACCGGCCGGCTATTCCCAGGTGCTGTATGCAGCCGACGGGCAGCAGTACGGAAAGAACAGACCATCCATCCATATGTTTCGCGCTGACAGCCGCATCCTGCTGGAGATCACCGACGTGCGCGTGGAGCGGTTGCAGGACATCACCGAGGATCAGGCCAAGGCCGAGGGCGTCCGGCTCTACACCGATCATGCCGAGCTCGGTGACTGGTGGCACGTTGAGGGAATCGAGACCTATAGCGCCGACCCTCGAAAGTCTTTCGAGCTGCTTTGGTCATCCGTCGGCGGTGATTGGGAAGCCAACCCATGGGTCTGGGTGGTCGAGTTCAAGCGGGTAACACCATGATCGCCACCCTCTGGTTCGCCTACGTCTTTATCTACAAGGGGCCGAGGCCATGAATACCTATCGACACACCTTCGCAGCCGTCTGCCCTTCCGACGGCGAAACGATCCTCTACCGGCTGGAGTTGCGGTCGAACTCCATGATTCACGTCGAGCACATCAAGGCGGCGACGGCACTGATCAAAAAGGGCTGGCATGAGCAGATCGCCGACCGCCTGGCTGAATCCCTGGGCGGTGACCAAACCATCATCGCCACGCACCAAGGCGTCGAGATCGAAACAGTGAGGCTTAGCGGATGATCCATTACCACGGCACGCCTGTCGGCGGTAAGCGAGAGGATGCGGCAAAGTTCCTGGCCGGCCGGCACGCGCTGGTGCCGTTCCCGCGCAAGGACGATCTTGGGATCGTCGCCGATGTGTGCAAATCGTTTGTTTTCGATAACGGCGCGTTCACGGTGTGGAAAAAAGGTGGTCAGGTGGACGTCGAGGGCTACACGCGATGGGTAGAAGACTGGCATCGACACCCTGGATTCACTTGGGCGCTCATTCCGGACGTTATCGACGACGACGAAGAGGCCAACGACAACCTTGTTAGGCAGTGGCCAGAGGAACTTCGCGGAGTACCCGTCTGGCACCTGCACGAATCGACTGAGCGCCTGCAACGGCTGGCGAGGTGTTGGCGAACGGTTGCCATTGGCAGTTCTGGGCAATGGGCTACACCGGGCACTGGGCCATGGTGGAAGCGGATGGGCGCCGCGATGGACGCTGTCTGCGACGACCAAGGCCGACCAGCATGTCGCCTCCACGGCCTCAGGATGCTCGACCCCGCGATATTCCAGCATCTGCCCTTCGCGTCAGCCGACAGCACGAACGCCGCGGTAAACGGTGGAAGCATCAGTCGCTTCGGCATGTATGCCCCACCGACCGCCGGCCAGCGCGCAAACGTAATCGCTGACCGCATTGAGTCGCACAACAGCTCACCGATCTGGCAGAGAGAAACCCAGGCCGAAATGGCGCTGTAACCCCAATCCCCCTACATTCCTGCCGGTGAGCGGCGGGCGAGGTATTCGTGCATGACTGAAAACCAATTCCCCCACGAGGCCTGGGTGCTTACCGCTGGCTTCGCGCCGAAAAAGGTAGAGATCGTGGGCATGTACAGCCTGAACGGCTGGATGCAAGCCCAGAGTCGAAAGATCTACCACCAGGCGGACCTGTTCACCTCCAAGGAGAAAGCCATTGAAGCCGGTTGGCGTCGGCTGGATGAGCAGTGGAGTGCGCTGCAGAAGCGAGCAGACGCCATCGTCAAGAAGAAGGTGATGCTCACGAAGCATTCAGCCAAACCCTAACCAGCCTTCTGCCGCCCAGCGCGGCAAGGACACCCCATGTTCGCTATGAAACTCACCCTGATCCTGCTGGCCGCTCTGCTGTACCTGTTCGGCACCGGCTACTGGTTCATCTGGCTCGGGCCTGACCTGCTCAGCACCGGCACCACCGAGGCGCTACTCGGCGCATTCGCCGGCACCTGTGCCTGGATGCTGATCACCTTCGGCCTGGTCATCCACATCATCAAGACAGCGCGCCCCACAGTGGGCGGCGGGAGGTAGTCATGGCAGCAGCAGAGCAGATACCCGTCGAGTACCTGTCCGACAAAATCGCGGAGAAGAACTTCGCGGAGATGGTCGGGACAACGCGGCGCGCGCTTCAGGGAAAGCGCCAGCGCAACATCATCCCGAAAGGGGTGTGGAACGAAATCGATGGTCAGATTTACTACAGCATCAGGAGATATGAGGCATGGCTAGAAAGCCTTTGGGATTGCCCGCCGGCGTTGAATTTGCAGGCCAGTCAGTCCGCATTCGCTTCACCTGGAAGTTCCGGCGCTGCGAGACCCTCGCCTATTCCCAAACGCCAAAAGGCATTAAAGCGGCCGCAGATCTACGCTCTACAGTAATAAGCCTGATCAAGCACGGCGTGATGGACGATAAGCGTTACGCCGAGCTTTTCCCGAACTCGACATATTCCACCTACTCCGCGACTCCACTGTTTGGAGAGTACGCCCAGACCTGGCTGGACAGCCGCGAAGTGGTCGGGGGCACCCGCAAAAACTATCGGATATCCCTCAACCTTTACTGGATGCCGCACCTCGCGCTGCTTCCGATCGACCAGATCACATCGGCAATGCTCCGGAAAATATCCGGAGAGACGCCGTGGAAGTCGTCGACGGTAAAGCGCTCGGCGATCCAGCGCCTGCACACGATGTTCGAGTGCGCCGTGAACGATGAGCTGATCACCAGGAACCCGGTCGGCTCAATTGAACTGCCTGTGAAGGCGAAGAAACCGGTGGACCCTTTCACAGTAGCGGAGGCGGATTTGATCATCGGGCACCTTTATGAGGTGCTGACCGGTTCAATGCGGGTATACGCGGCCTACTTTGAGTTCGCGTTTTATACCGGCATGCGGCCTGGGGAGATAGCGGCGTTGCGCTGGGACGAGGTGGATACAGAGGGGCGTGTCGCCAACGTGTGCAGAATCGTCGCTGACTACAAGATCGAGGAGCGCACGAAAACGCGTGAAACACGGCGAGTCATGCTGAACAGTCGGGCGCTAAATGCGATTGAGGAGGCCAAGAGCGTGGCCGAGTTGAGGGCGAAACAGAGCCGGCGCCAGCATAAACAGTCGCCTTACGTTTTCCCGCCGACCAAGAACTTCGAGTTCATTCAACAGGCCAGCGTGACCGACAAGCACTTCAAGGCGGCACTGGTCGCGCTGAAGGTCAGGGCCAGACGGCAATACAACTGCCGCCACACTTACGCTACCATGTGCTTAATGGCAGGCATGAACCTTGGGTTCATCGCTAATCAGCTCGGTCACAGCGTGCAAATGCTGCTGACGACTTACGCCCGATGGATCAACTCCAGTGAAGACTGGAGCGAAGTCGGGAAGCTTGAGCAAAGCCTGATTGGTACAAAATTGGTACAGGCAGAAACCGTACCCCTCTAG